TAACCACCTCTCTTAACTTGGAAGGATAATACATCTCCATAGTAAATAGTGCTATTTTGTGACTTATAATTTAAAACCTCAACACCATTATTAAGTATTCCAGTGTGACCTGGTTCTGTTTCATAAACACCACTCTCATTATTAGGTGGAAGTATCTCTCTTATTAATTCTTGAGGTTCTAACCTCTTTTGATAGAAATCATAGTAAATAAATTCATTATCTGTGACATCCCCAGTAAATTCAACATACCTATCTGCATATAAGTCACCCTTACTACGTGCCATCTTGATATTATTAGCATCAAGTCTTCTTACATAGTAAACACCATCTTCTAAAAGGTTAAATCTACTTTCAATAGGTGTATTAAAGACTATTCCATCAGCAGTGGTGCTTTTTTCAACAGTTATGCCTGCTTTATAGAAGATTGCATCACCTGTATAGAACCCATGATCAGTTGTAGTGGTTAAAGGTATAGTTTCTGTGCTAACCAATCTACCAGTAAAGGTAAGTTTCCTATCATAAGGGTTAGTTTCCTTATTTGCATAGTTTGGAAGTGAGTTAGAAGCAACTAAAACATCTTTTGTGTCAGTTAAGACATAACTGTTTTGAACATTAGCAATATAATCATTCAAATATGGGTATTTTGATGAATTTCCCTTCAAAGTTTGATTTTCAAAGTCCCAAGTCCTTTGTAAAGATATGATATCTGACAATAATACCTCAAAAGACCTATCAGAAGTGATTTGAGAGACTGTTCCAGTGACTACAACAGGAATTGGATCACGACTAGTCAAAATTATTGAATGACCTGGTCTTAAATACTGCTCATCAAAGGTAATAAGAGTATATTTTCTCTGCTCTTCATCAATAATCTGTATTTCTGCTATTTCCCAGTTAGTTTTGATATTATAAATGAAATTTGATGCTTTTTCAATCTTAGATTCAACTCCTAATGACTGAAGACTGATAATATCACCTATTTCATATGAATTATTTGGTTCTTTGAACTCAATATCCTGTAATGCAGCACCTATTCTAACTTTTATTTGCTCATCAGTGTTAATTCCAACAAAAGCAAAAGAAAAATCATCTAGTCTTATGTCAGTTGCCTCTTTGAAGGTATTATTAACACCAGTAATGTTATAAAATTGGTTTATAGACTTGCCTGTATATGCTAAAGAGACTAAATTGTCATCAAGATCCTTAATAATTAGGTTTCCTGTCTCTGGGAAGTCTAAAGTTGAGTCAACATCAAGAACTGTTCCACCAATACTGATGGTATTTGTAATTTTAGTCTTTGGATTTACCTTAAATTCATTAAAAATAGTTCCTTTTACACTAATATCTCTTGAAAAACCTGCATCAATGCTTATTTGATGAAATTGACCTTCATCATATAGTATAGGAACTACATTAGTAACTGTACCTCTTGCACCAGTTGACTTTTGATTGAGTGTAAGGTTAGTTAATTTCTGTGGATCACCACTAATTGTCTCTACGATGAAGTCTTTAGTAATCTTATAGTCAGCATTAGAGGGACGAAATAGATATTTGTCTGGATGAATTACCTCTACATCAGAAGCATAGAGTGCTTTGAAGAGTATTTCAAAGGCATTATCTGTTCCTTTAGCACTATAGAAACTTTCATTGTTAAAAATAAAGTTTCTTTGGTCTATATTTGATGCAAAAGGTCTATCTGTAAAACCTGGTGCAAATTGAGTTTTAACTTTTTTGAAGAATTGTTGTAAAAATAGTATATTTAAGTTCTCTATTATAGCACCATCAGTGTGTGCAGCACCCACTGAGGAGGTAAATACTAACTTGTCTGGTGTATTTGTCCCAATGTGACTAGTAATGCCACTGAAACCCCTTCTACACCCCTCAAAATTGCCATCTGTTCTTGTCTCATAGAATATAATTTCATCATCTATCTTCAATAATCCATTTCTATCAGGAAAACCTACTGTAAAATTACCTGCTGCCTGTGTTTTTATTACATCTGCTGTTTGAGATAGGTCTTCACTTAAGATAGCACTTGTTTTTAATCCATATAATTCATCTACCTTTACATATTTGTCAAGATTCTGTATCAAATCATAGGTTCCACCAGGAACTTCTTGAGAAACGTAGTAAGATTTCAAGAAGTCAGGTAAAAGTGGAAAATCATCACGCACAAAACGTGGTACTTGATTCTCTACTATATCTTGAAATTTAATTTTGGTTTCTATTGTCATTACTGTGACGTGCTATTAGTATCCACCATATCCACCTCCACCACCTCCACCACTAGGAGCACTTGGTGTGCTAGGTGTTGATGGTGTGCTAGGTGCTGTTGGAACTGTTGTTGTAGTGTTTCCACTAGTTCCTACTGTGGTTGTAACACTAGTTGTAGTGGTTGGTGCTGACACATTCATAGTTCCATCTGAAGTGCCTGCTATATGAGGTGTTCCTCTTACAAGTGATCCATTAGCATAACTAGAAGTCACTCTGTAACTTGATCCTGAGGTGTTAGTTCCAGAGGATATTTCATCAGGAATCATAGTTACAGTGCTATTACCAGTATCTAGTTGTAAATAAAGATCCTGTAATCCAATAACATCATTAGAAAAAGGACAAACTGATATCTGAATTAAGGGAACCTCTGCACCAGGTACCCCTCTAGTCAATTTTGTGGAAATAATATTGATGGGATTTAACTTAATCTCTCCATGTATGTAGTCAATTACACCTATACCTCTTTTTACTATCACTGCTTGAGTGGGTGCAGTCAATTTAAATAAGAAAATTGATCCTGTTTGCTTATCTGCATTAGGAATATCACCCAGATATAGACAATCACTGATACCACTTACAAAGAAACCTGATGATTTA